AAACAACTTCATGTTAGATCCTTTGGAGTATTTAATGTTTAAAGAGAAATTCGATATGGTCGCTATATATCATAGCCATATCAATGTAGATGAACAACCTTCGGAGTTTGACGTAAAGATGTGCAATAATTGTTGCATACCTTTTCTTATATATAGCTTAGAGACTAAAAAATTTAATCTTTATGAGCCACAAAATCTAGAAACAGATGTAAATACACATAACAGGTTCAAGGACGATTATGACAACTATTAGATTACACGGGATTTTAGCTCAGAAATACGGTAAAGTGTTCAAAATGAACATAGATAAGCCTAGAGATGTCATTAGAGCTATAGATGTAAATAGAGAAGGGTTTCGGAAAACCGTTGTAGATCTACAGAAACAAGGTTTTAGTTATGAACTTATAGTAAATAAGAAAAGGTTGAGCCAAAAATCTTTTTTGGATAATAAATATCCTAAAGAGATAGATTTTGTTCCTTTTATTGTAGGCTCTGGGCCGGGGTTTGTTCCAGCACTTATTTTAACGCTTCTTAGCGCAGCTATACAATACGCCCTCACAGATCCGGGAACTATTGATGGCGGTGAAACGACTATAGGTTCAGATAGTAAATCTCTGCTATTTAGCAGTAGTATAATTAACTTAACTGCTCAAGGATCTCCACTTCCAATTGGCTATGGGAGATTAAAAGTTGGATCTAGCGTAATTCAATCATCAATGAAGTCTATACCTCAAACGGTCAAGACTTCAGATGCAATGCAATCTAATAATTACGCTCCTGAGACTGAAGAGGGAGTCTTTAATCAGGAATCAAATATTGAGATTTCTAATCCCAGCCTCTATTAAACAATGAATCATCTTTCTAGAAAAAAAAGGTTATACGGAGCGGGTAAAAAACCTGACGTTAAACCTGCTGTTCTGTCTCCTCCAAAGATAGGTGATTTTCAATTCGGGTCGTCTTTCAGTTATATGGAGACTCTTGATCTTATTTCAGATGGTCCCATAGAAGGCTTAGTGGATTCTAAAGGCAATCTTTTAAACAAAGAAGACGCCTCAAGAGGTGTGTATTTAGATGCTACCCCGGTCTCAATATCTATTAAAGATGCAGAAAGCCCTGATAATGAAGAATCTGTAACAGATTTCACGAAGATAGATGTGAGTATCGCCAGCTCTTTCCAAAATTTAAATATAGCCGATCAGGGTGGAGAATCCAGTGCGAGAGTAAATGATATAACTCACGCTGGCCAAATTTTCAGTAATGGAGTAGAGCAATTAAACAGCCTTATAACTTGGGATAATCTTGTTGATGGCGCAGACCCTATAGCTTCTATTGCTAGACGCGATTATTTTAGCCCTCTAACCCATTTCACAACCGCATCAAAAGCTAAGTATGATTCCAATAATGAATCTATCAATACAGTACACAGTAAAATAAAGAATGGGTTCTCTCTGCTTTTTGCTAACGGTAGTAATTTTTCAGCTACGACAACGGAGCTTTTTGTGGGTTTTCACAAGAAATATGCATCAAATATAGGTCCATTAGATCAAAATGGAATAAGAAGAATAGCCAACACAGCCTTACATTATAAACTTGGAGGAAGACATGATCGTGGAGTGACCACATTCATTCAGAGTTTAATAACCGCTTATTCTACAACTTATCGACAGAATAATTTTATGAGGTCTCTCATAAAATCTAAAATGGACAGTTTTTTTGGTATAGGTTGGGCAGAACGTGGACTCGGTGATTTGGCCAACCAGTTAATTTACACTGCCGATGATGCGGGGCATTTTTTAATCTACTACCCTAAACGGGATATTTTAAATGGAGCGTCTTCTGTGACGTTTGAAGACCCTAAGCAGGTTCGATTTTCTTTAATTGATTCTAACGGTAAAGAATCTCGTATACAAAGAAATTCCGGCTATATAGACTTTTTAATTCCTATCTGTAATGAAAACGGCCAAGTTCAAACTAGTGAAGGTATTCTCGGCGCTGTATTTTTAAATATACCTCAAAACCCCTCATTGCAATCACTAGCCAACACTTACAGTCAGAAAAGAGCGGCTGGTGAAGTGGACTTCTTCTCAGAACGGACTACGCCTCCGGTAGCATATTTAAAAGAGGAGTCTTATGATATAGATAAGATAATATCAGATCTCAAAAATATACAAACTCTTTCGTTAGTTGAAAAACCTTTTAATTCAAAAGATGATTCAAAATATAATTATAATAACGTTTTAATTGAGTCTAGGCTGGGTTATGAGGGTCAATCTCCATTTAAATATTTTAATAAAATAAATATAGACAAACTTGTAGATAAAAGCGTCTTCGGCCCATTTAGAGTGGCTGGCCAAGTTCAAAGGATAAAAAGGAATGCAACTTTTAATAAAGACAATTTGTCGATGGAAGTAGCGGAATATGATGGCCCTGACATTATATTATCTCAAGGGTTACCTACTAATGAAGGTAGTAACGATAACAAGCGGAGCGAAAGTTTGGAAAAAAACTATTCCTCTTGGAACAATAAGAATAAAGAATATGATTTAGAGGAAAAGTCTTCACCAATTACTTATGTAGTTCAAAACCCTAATGTTAGTGAGGTTTTTGTTACTCTAAAAATAGATTCTCTTTTTGATACTGTAGAAAAAAGTTATGCCGATAATGATAACTCTTTTAAAACTGGAGACAAACTACCAGCGATAATGAACGTCGAAATTGAGGTCGGAAAAATGCTCTCCGATGGCTCATTACAACCTACATCGTCAAGGACTTATAGAATATCTGCTTTAATTGAAGGGGCTACTTTAGTAGATATAGGCAATCCAATTAACGAAGGGACGTCTCAACAGTATAGACATGTCAGAGATATAAGTAATTTAAAAGGGGATGCTGATCTATCTACTCCATTCTATTTGCCTAGAGTAAACAATTATTCAGAGAATAATGTGTATTCCTCTCCAGAAAAAAGATACGTAAAAGTAACTAAACTGTCTACAGAAACTTTTTCAGTATTAATCTCTAAAGATTTAAATTTTTATAAAGTAACTGAAATTATCCCGGTAAACTTAACTTATCCTTTCTCAGCTGTCATAGGGACAAAGATAGATTCCAAGAATTTTTCTTCAATGCCTCAAAGATCTTTTGACGCTAGGCTCAAGAGGGTTAAGATCCCCAAAAATTATCACCCTACTGAAAAAGAGGGGGCTAGAAAAGATAAAAGATACTATGACCGCAAATCAGAGTTTGATGCAGCCTCTAATGTAGATAAACAGATTTATATTGGCGATTGGGACGGGACTTTAGTCGAAGGTTGGACAGATAATCCCGCTTGGATTTTATATGATCTATTAACTAATTCTAGATATGGGTTAGGCCAACACATTAGTTCTGCAGATGTTAACAAGTGGGAGCTGTATAAAATAGGAAGGTTTTGCGATGCTGTTGACGAGAAAGGTTTCTTTGAGGGGGTTCCTGACGGAAGAGGGGGTTTAGAACCAAGGTATTCTTGCAACATTGTATTTAAGAGCGATGAGAAAGTTTTTGACTCGATTCAATTAATTTCAAGGTTATTTAGAGGTAATACTTTTTTTAGGGCTTCAGAAGTATCTTTCACTGATGATAGAGTGAAACTACCTATAGCATTATTTAATAATAATAATGTCAAAGATGGGGTGTTTAATTATTCTAACTTGAGAAGAGATCAACAATTCAATACTGTCGAAGTTTCTTACCTAGATAGATTTGAGAACTTCACTCCAAAAGTTGAAGTTATTGAGGATGAAGAGGATATCCGAAGTCGAGGTGTTTTTAAGAAAAGGGTAGATGGTACAGGGGTGACATCAAGAGCTATGGCCAGAAGGATTGGCCAACATTTGATTTATAGAACAATTAAAGAGAACCAAAGGATTGCTTTCTCATCCGGTTTAGAAGCTTTACTCTGTCAGCCCGGAGACTTAATTATCGTAGATGATGATTTAAAAAACAAAAAATCTAATTTTGGTAAGATTCTCGACGTCGATGTAGAGAAAGAGTATATACAACTTAGCGGCCCTTATGACGCTAACTCTATGACGGGCCAACTTACGGTATACAATCCCACCGGAGAGAATTCAATCGGGAGCCTTTATGGTGACGCTATAATTAAGAGACAAAGAGCTGAGATGTTTGAAATAACAGGTGCAGCTTTTGAGTTCCAATTTAATACATATAAGGGAAGGTATGTATTCTCTGGTTATAGGGATGGGTTCCTCTCCTCAGATCACTCCAACAGTACTTACACTCAATATGGAGTCTATACAGGTGAATTCAACAATGCGACATCCCGATTACTATATTACAATACAGATCATACAGGTTGGGTTTTTGCGACTAGCTTTAGTGAGAGTGATGCGCGATATATTAATGTAGGGACAGGTATACATACTTTAGTTGACCTTAACAAGGGAAGTATAGCAGCCTTTGATGCTTCTACCACTAACAGGAGGGGTTCGACCGCTTATCCATTTTCTAATTATATTAGTGGGGATATAAGCACTTTATCAAATCAAGGTGTTTTAGAATCAGAAATATCTCTTAATTCGCCATCTCAAATAGTTACCCTAAACATAACTGGTTCTGTAGGTAATATGAGTTACGGATCTTTTGTTAGCGGGGTCGATTCTTCCGAATACCTTCCCTTCATTAAACTTGGTAGTCCATATAGATTTGAGCTTAAGGACACTAATGATATTATTTACAAGATTGATTCGATAAAAGAGAATTCTCCTAATGAGTATTTAGTTTCTGCATCAAAATTTGAGACCGGGAAGTTTAATTTGATAGAACAAAATATTTCTATTGAGACTAAAGAGAACACATATGATTATAATGTGGCTACAGAGATAGGTGATAAGAACTATTTGGTTTTAAGCTCTCCTCAGAATCTCGCTTTAAGTACTGGCGACTCTATTGGGCCTTCGACATTCTATATCAGTGGTAACTGGGACGATGTAACAAATGCTAACAGTTATGAAGCTACGCTTAACATGCCTAGCTCCAGATCAATAACAACAGGAATAAGTAACAGTTCAGTAAAATTTGACAATTTAAACACTGTTGGAGCTTACGCTCTAAGTGTAAAAGCTGTTGGAGACTCCTCGTCTTCGAACATTTATTTAGATTCTGATCCTTCTTCTAATAGAATATTCGTACTGTATGAAGACCTTGAAGAGTTTGACAGACCATTTATAAATTCAATAACATTCAATTGATATGCCAATTACCTTAAGAGAATTTGAAACTACACAACCAGATATTGACTTTACAGATTTATCGTCAACGATAACTGTTAGTGGTGTTAGGCTATTTAAGGACGTTACTATAAACGGTTTAATTACCGATAATATAAGTGGTGATGTATCTAACGGCGCAAGTTTTTTAGAGAACCCTTATACTAGTAAAGTTAGTGTAGATATTCTCAATCAAGATGGTTCTGTAGCTTATCAGAATTTTTTACAAGACTATAAATCTACGAACTTCACATTCACTGAATACGATAATGTTAATGTTTTTGGTGAATATGAAAAAGATTTCGGGGTCAGGATTAAAGTCGTAGGAAGAGATGATCTAGAACAGACTACAGAGCTTTTCTTGTATGGAAACCACCCTTTAATTAGTGGTATCAAGATCCATGATGCTAGTGGAATTGACAGCTTCAACGCTTCTAAAGCGTCTCCGGTTCAGGTTTCATCAGATGAACAAACAGGGAATTTATCCGGGCTAATAACTTTTTATAATGATCCTGAATATATATCTTTTAATAGGATTGAAGTATATAGTTCTACGAGTTCTGATGAGTTTATCAATCAGGTAGACCCAAATATTGTTTTATCTCGACCTATAGTTGAGAGTGATTTTCAATATTCATTCAACATCCAAGAGGGTTTGATTTCAGACTCTTCTGAATTTTATTTACATTTTGTAACTTATGGCCAGTTTGGAACTGGTGATATTTGGACCGTTGGCCCTCACAAATTTGAAAACGAGCCTGTAGGAAGTAATGAAATAGGCTTGCAGAGTCTGCAGCAAGTAACAGACATAGGAAACTTTACATCTAATGAAGTTGTTCTGAAAAACAAGTTAAGCATGAGCAGCGAAGGTGCTGAGATTGACTTTCTTGGTGGGGCGGCTAAAATGACTGCTAGTAGTGCGGAAGCAGCCTCTGTAGCGGGTTTCAAAATAAGGTCTGATAAATACCAATTTAATGTTGGTTCTGAAGAAAACTCTAACGAAGTTAACTCTTTTGCTTCTGTAGCTTTAGCCGGAACTAAAAACAAGATATTTGGTGATTTCGATGGTATTGTCGTTGGAACAAAAAATATAATCTCAGGTCAAGAAATAGATGGGGCGGCTACAGGGAATGCTGACTACAACTTTATTGGCGCTGGTTCGGGTATAAGTATATTCGAATCAAGTTTTTCTAGTATTGTTGGGGGAGCGGATAATGAAATCAATCAAGATTCTAGGCAAAGTTTTATCGGAGGGGGATCAGGTAATACTTTGGCAGGTTCTCGGAATAGTGTCATAGCTGGTGGAATAAATAACTCCATTCAAAGTTCTGAATCAGTACAGATTTTTGGGTCTTATGTTGTTGATGCTGGCGGTCCTTACGATGGCTATGTTTATCTAGCGGATAATGAGAATAGAACAAAAAATCCTAGCAGGTCAGACGCTTTATTTATTGATTTTATTAATGGAGTCGATATTAAGACGGGTGCGCTCACTGTTGGTGAAGGTATAACAATGAGCGGTGGCCAACCCGTAGCTAGTCAGGATTGGGTTGAGTCTAAGAATTATTTAACAAGCGCGACCGCGATTTCTTTTACGGGGATTAACTCTAGTCACGTTACTGACGCCCTCGGTTATACTCCCGTTGACCCTTCAACAACGGGTGCGTTAGTCAATAACAACGACATTGCTAACTTTATTACGACTTCCAATGAGATTGTAGCCGCCCTCGGTTATACTCCCGTTGACCCTTCAACAACGGGTGCGTTAGTCAATAACAACGACATTGCTAACTTTATTACGACTTCCAATGAGATTGTAACCGTCCTCGGTTATACTCCCGTTGACCCTTCAACAACGGGTGCGTTAGTCAATAATAACGACATTGCTAACTTTATTACGGGAGTCAACTCTAGTAACGTCACTGACGCTCTCGGTTACACTCCGGTTAACCCTTCAACAACGGGTGCGTTAGTCAACAACAACGACATCTCTAACTTTATTACGGGTATAAGTTCCAGTAACGTCACTGACGCT